CTTTAAGGCTTTCTTTCATAGCTATTGCAGGAGAGCCTGCGAACCTTACACCGGCTTTAGCGTAAGAGGCTTGCTGTGCGCTGTATATTGCCTTGGCTCTCTTACGGATATTCTTTATCTCTACATTAGCCGCTACCCTCACCATCCGGCCCTGAAGCTCAGCCATCCTTGCATTAAAGTCATAAGCGCTCTTTGCTCTACGGGCATTGATAAATCCTGTGGCTATTTCTGATAGCCCACCGATAACAGCTCCAGCTATTGCGCCTTTCTGGTAGCCACTTAAACCTTTAGGACCTGTGGCTGTTGGGCTTCCTGCATATTTGCTGTAAGCTGAACCAAACTGTAAAGTATTCCCTTCAAATAAACCCATTAGTTCACCTCGATTACTGGAACGATTGATAATACGTGCATAGGCAAAGGCTGAGTCTGCTCTATGATTATCTGTTTCTTCTTATCCCAGCCTGCGGGAAAAAAGACTTCCTTAAACCCTGTGAATAGAGGGACCATTTGGTCAGGCAACATTGATGAATCTCTGAAGATAATATCATCCATAGTCCCGGTTTTCCCTACTTTTCCGCCTAATGTTTTGTAGAAATTGATATTAACTTTTGCTATGCTCTTAGGTTTCCCATGAGATACAAACTTCCCGGGAGAGGCTTCCAAGTCATTAGTAATAATTCGCCCTGTATATCCTAGCCCAACGTGAACCTCAGAATAAGTATCAGTCAGAGTTATAGACCCACTGGCCACTGACCTATTAGGATGAGCAGCACCGTCCACTAATATCTGAACCTCTTTACCTTCTAAATGGTCTAAGCCTGTGATAGTAGTTGTGCATTCTCGCGCCTCGCCACCGGAAACATAATCCTCGTAGTCTGAACCGTCTACAACATCACCGTCTAAATCTAAAAGAACAAAACTACCTGAGGCTACGCTTCCTACTATAAATCTACTTTGATTTAGCTCTGTCATTCCTACAACGCCTCTGATTCTAACAGTCTCAGTATTAGCAAATCCGTGAGAAGCAGCGGTTACTGTTATCAAACCTGTTCCGGCTGTTAAGGCTGTGATATTAGTTATCGTCTGCGGATCATCAAGGGTAAGGCCGCTATGGAGAAAAAAGGCGTCTTCTTGTTCATCCCCAATCTCGGGGTCAACCATATACTCAACATATCGCCTCGTAGTTCCGTCTATCGTTCTCTTGACTATAAACCATACCTCATCGTAAGTATCTCCAGGGATAACGGCTACGCTCTCATACTCTCCCTGGGTATCGTGTAAAGACCAGGCCGCTACTTTCTGTTCAATCTGTCTTGTAAAAGAGGCAAGTTTCCCGTCTTCCCTGACACACCATAATATATTGAATGGAGACTGCTGATAAGCCATATCCTTTATCCCGCTCTCGCTTATATGTTCCGAGAAAGCGGTAGCCTCATTGGCCTGGTAATTATCTACATCTAAAGAGTAAGCATACTCTCTGAGTATTCTATTGTATTCCTGCCAATAATAAACATTATTACCTATCTGGACAGGCTTGATTATAGACGTTCCATAGCTTGTCTTCTTCTTGCGCCTAACATTAGTCGGGGTTATAGGTGAGGTATCGCTTCCTGTCCCAAAGGTATGAAGCCCTCCTGCTGTGCCGGTAAGCAACTCATCCGAAGGGAATAACCACTTAATTACTTCGATTTCGTTTGTGTCCATTCTAAAAGACAATCCGTCAGCATCATCTGAGCTTGCCTCAAAAGTCTCGTAAGCGAATATATGAGAACCCCATACTGTCTGAGGTTGGAATGCCGTATAACCATAGTAGAGCCTTCCTTCGTGGATTCCTGATGTCTTAGGATAACCTCTATATTCTGACCAAGCCGGTTCAGACCATTCCTCGTTAGCACCTGATGGCATAATACCGCCATATATTATATTCCCCGTAGCTACTGAACCGAGTCCACCTGCGGCTACGGAAGTTATCAAAGCATAAGCATTAGAAGACGAAAGAGAACCGATATTCCAAATAGAGCCAACGTGTTTTACATCAAAGATATTAGCAGTAGCCGTTAAGATTGCGCCTGTCCCCATAGTCTTGTTAGGAGTTATCGTAGTAGCTGTTACATTCTCATCCTGTAACGCAGGTCTGGCGTCCCCTGTTCCGTAATCTATTTCTTCTATAGTCCATGACGTATGAGCTGTCCGGGTTAATTTCATCTGAGGATAATCTTTGTGGGTAATATACATAATATCTGCAGTCTGGGAAAACTGGAGTTCTCTGATTACGCTGGTAGGATAAGACGTAGCTAATTGGTATACCTTCTCGGACTCTCCGCCTGAGTCATAAGCTGTATAAGCTGTAGGGTTTATATAATTCCCGTCTAAGTCTTGAAGGAAAAAGTTATCGGCATATTGGTCGGCTACTAAGAACCTCTTATTATTAACCTCTGTCCTGCCGACTACACCTGTTATCTTTACAGTATCAAGGTCTGAATATCCGTGAGAAACACAGGTTACTAATGCTCTGGCAGAGGACGTGGCTAAACCAGTAATAGTCTTAGCAGTCTCAAGAATAGAACCATTGTCCTTGAAGAAACGCATATAGTAATTGCCTATCTCCATAATGTAAGCTTGAGTATCAGAGAAGACAAATCTCTTGATTATCGTATCTTCAGAAGAGGTTTCAACCTCGGCTACAAAGTAAGTTCCCGGTGCTTTCTTAGCCCCGCCATAGAACTCAACTATCATATTCAAAAGTTCAGAGGCGGACTGATAGTATTGAGTTACGTCAGTGCGTCCTGAGAGTCTTGGGGATAGTTCCCCAGAGACAAAGCTGTTGATTATTGGAGTAGCTTTCATATTTACAACCTTGAATTTAAGAAAACATCCGATTGCGGCTCATCAAGCGTTTGTTCTTGTCCATTCGCTGATTTAGCTGCATCGTTCTTGGCTTTAAACTCAGCCCATTTAATCTTTACCATTTCCTTATCACCGGTGATTGCATAACATAACTCAGCCGCTAACTTAGCTGAGAAAGCTTCCACGAAGGCATCGTCATAGCTATTAGGGTCTTCGTTAAAGTAAATGTATTCAATACTCAATGTTGTCGAGTTAGAATAGATACGCCTGCCTTTAATCTTGTGGCTATAATCAGGCTCAACATTTGTCTTTAGTAGTTTAATGAAATCCGGTGGTAGGTTGAAAACATAGTCATAATCATCAAGGGCAGGAGTAACATCAACCCTTGATAATGATGTTTCCTTCTTAGCGAAATTCCAGGGGTGAGAACGAAGATACCCTCTCAAAAGAGGGTCATAGACAACTATAACTTTCCGTCCTATTTCATTGCCTTCTATCGGTAAAGCAATCGGTTCGGCTCTTAGACTCACTAAGCCCATATTTATCATATCAACTTTTGAACTCATAAAACTCTCCTTTTAGAAAGAGAGGGCAGGAGCTTCCCGCCCCCTCTTAAATTTCTATTTAACCGCGATGCTATCCCTTAGTAACGTAAGTTACTATAACTGTGATTGTTCCAAGTCCGACAGTCCCGCCAGTGGTATGGAGAACCAAAGTCTGCCCTGAACCTGCTACGATTTCGTGTCCTGCTGTTGCAGCCACACCGTTGATTTTCATACAGAACATATCTGCGCCAGTGTTATCTACTGCTGCCATCAATGATGCTGCTGAGTCGCTAGTTCCAAAAGTTAAACCTGAGATGTCATTAGCGTCTGCGTCAATAACCCAATCTATGATGCGGGCTTCCGCAGGTAAGTCCTGCCCGAAAAGCACAATAGTAGAATCTGCTGCCAGAGAGTCGCATTCATAGACGTCAATTAAAGTCTTAATTACTCCTCCCTGCAATTCCGGCTCTATAGTGTTTACTGTTCCTGTTCTCTTGAGCGTTCTATTCACTCCGTATACATTAGCCATTTGTTTTTTTCAAGAGCCATTAACTCCTGAACTCCTATAATGTTTTTATAATGCTCTGTCCAATCCTCTCTACTAAAGTTGCTTTTACCGTGGCAAACAGCACAAAGAGTAATGAGATTGGAAAAATCATTATGGGATATGTCATAATCAATATGGTGGCATTGAATCTTGTTGTCATGATGACAATGTACGCCACACTCTTGACACACCCATTTATCTCTTTCGTAAATCGCTTTTCTGATTTTATGCCAGTCAGGAGAATATTCCTTACCCTTTTTTACCACAGGTTTCCGCCTTAGACTACTTTTATAAGGAGCCCCTTGCCTTTTCGCTTGGGCTTCCACCCTTGCTGAAGACCAGGGCTTACCCTTTGGTCCTTTCCTGTTAAGCTGGTTTTTGTGGGCTTCTCTCATTTTTAAGATAGCCTCTGGGGAATGTTTCCTATCTTTGAAATAACCAATTCTTCCTTTTCTTGCCAAACTCCATTGGTCCAAAGTCTCTTTAGAGTAAACACTTGTTTTCCCCTTATTCCACGGAATTACTCCCTTGACGAATGACATAAATTATTCTCCTACTCAGTGCATTCTACGCGAATTACTCTTTTCTCTTCTAACCTAGTTGCCCCGTAAGATTGCCCTGCATAAATCTGTGCTGAGAAATGGCGACCCGGAAGGATGTCAATAGATGCCTTCATATCCAACCAAGTTCCTAGAACCATTCCGTTCTTGTGGTAAGCGTGGCAATATCTTGTGGTGCTTGATTTCTCTAATCTCTCGGTTTGCTTTAGCTGAAATCCAACAAGAGTTCCTACTTGACCATTCACTAATGCCTTGACTTGAGCGTAATCAGCGCTGGTAACTTCAGAGATGGCAAGCAAATCTTCGACTTGCTCCGCACTTAAAGCCAAGTATCTATCCTCTTCCTCGACCTCGTATGCGTCAAGTTTCTTCTTAGCTGCGCGAATCTTAACCATATTCATACCGGCTGAACTATGCACGATGATTTGAGCAGATGCTAGGGAGATAGAGGAAGTTCCTGCTTTCCCATAGTAAGCGAGGGCAGAGAAAGCTGTGCAGACAACCTCATCTTTTGCTCTTGCTAGAGCGCCAGCGTTGTTCATAACAATAGGAGAGGTGGGGTCTTTAGCCATCATTACCTTGTCTATGTTGTCAACCAAAGGTGCTTTGTAGAAGTAACGAGGGACTATTTTCCTTCTTTCATACGAAGGGTCAGTATTCACGACTACCTCATTGCGAGATAGCTTTTCTTGAGCAGTGGTAGATTCTAACTGCTCCTGGAACGACATCTCACCTACACAGTCTGGTTTTTGGTAGACTGTATTGGCAATCTTGACCAGCTTTTGCTGAACAAGTAGCGTGATGTTATCGCTATATTGCCTAATTAGTATACTGTCAACGGCCATTTGTAACCTCCTTGTGGTTAAACCTTGATACTACTTAGCTCCAGGTTGTCCTTTCGGGCCTTGAAAGCTTTTAACTTTCCGGGCCTCCGCAAGGAGGTTATCCGTGTGTAAACTCTGCCTGGCTAGCAGGGGATTTTACCCTTATCCACTAGCGAGGGGGTGGTGTTTTATCCTGCCATTTTATACAGTTCTGCCATCCTATCAACCCAATACTTATGCTCTGGGTGTTCAGCATTCAAATAAGGGTGATCAGGAGTAGCTTTAATTTTATTTATCTCCATTGCAGCTGCGTCAGGTGTAAGCAGAGTGCCGGAGATACCTACTTTGTCTAAACCTTCTTCGCTTAAATTCTCACCTATCTTAGCAAGCATTTCTACGATTACAGGGTCATTCCCATACTTACCGGCTAACTCAGTTCCCTTAGACTTATCCCCAAAAGTGTTTAATACCTTGTTGGCTAAAGCTAAGTTCTGATCGTAAGCAGTTCCCCATTTAACTCTCAGCGCCATAGCGGCATCAGTATTAGCTTTATTCTTAGTGTCTATCTGTTGCTGTGAACCGGCAGTAAGAGTCTGTGCTAACTTGTCCATAACAAACCCAAACTGGTGAGGAAGCATTCCGGCCTTCTTCGCCTCTGCCTTGAACCCTTCAACCCACTCTCCGCTTAAATTCATTCCTTCTGGAAGCTTAAAGCCTTCACTTGTCTTGTAATCTTTAGCATCATTAGGAACTCCCAATGCTGTGAGAACTCTATCTAACTCACCCTCGGCATAAGAACCGTCTGTGTTCTTGCGAGGAGCAGGTATCTTATCATGTCCCATATACTTTTCTATGTCAGTATAGCTCTTCATTAAATCACCGGGGGTCTTCCAACCTTTAGTATCTAATAAAGTTTTCTGACCTTCGTCTAACCCTGATGTCCACTCTGGTGGTGTGGCTGCTTTAGTCGCATGAGCATTATGACCTTTGATTAACTCTCCGATGTTGTTATACCCGGCCATAGCTGGATTATTTAACTCTTCCTGTGAAACACTATCAATAACTTCCTGTGGTAATCCTTCTAAACTTAACATAGTTCACTCCTTTGCGGACTCTTGTTGCCTTTTCAGACAAAAGTTACCCGCTATCCTCTTAATAAATGAAACCAATCTATTCCATAACGAGACTCTTTTAGCTGCGAAGACCGGCTCTGGTTTTACTTCCTTAACCTTATCCGCATCAAAGTCCACGAAATCTCTCCTCTTATAACGCTTGACATAATCCCCATTGGCTAAGCATACCCAAGCTGTATGAAAGTTCTCTTCCCATAACTGAGCATTTACTACGAACCGAGCTATGCCTAGATATACTCTCATTTGGTTATCCCCTCCAATAGTTCTTTTATATCCTGATTTAATAGGTTTATTATGTAAACATATACACTTCTCCGGCCTTCATTCATTCCCATCTTCTTTTCGTCAGGGTCGTATGTAGTTACTCTGACAAAGCACCTTTTTTTTAAGTCTTCTATAACCGCCTGTCCGTCTTCCCCGTCAAATACCCTATGGTATATCTGTTGCTTGTCTCCGGTTATCTTAGCTAACTCTTTTTCGTGTTTCTTGTTTCCTTTATCAAAATCAAACATTATCCTTTACGCCCTGTCCCTTTACCTCGTCCACCGCCCTTTCCATATCCCGGGCCGCCAGACTTACATCCACCAGTATTCTTATTCCTTCTTCCTCCACCAGCTCTTCCTGTGCCTCCACCTGCTCCTTTCTTTACACCGTAACTAGCCATAAAACCTCCTTATTTTGTTCCTACTGCTTCTGCCTCTGCTAAACTTTTGTCGGCATCAGCACCTGTTTTTACTGCGTCCGTTCCTTGTTTCATCATTTCCATCTGTGCAAGTAAAGCGTTCTGTTCGGCTCTACCTGCTCTTATATCTGCGACTTCAGCGTCATCACGCATAATCTTAGGGGTAGTATTAGTGATAGCCATAATATAATCAGCAGTTTCATCAAAGTTTATCTTATCAAATATCTCAGGGTTGACCTGCCCGATACCGGCTATGATGTCAAAAGCTTTCGTGAAGTTCTGTAATTCTAACGCCTTCTGCGCTCTTGCTAAGGGGGATATGTATTCAATGACATAATCCTCACCCTGTAACGAGGAAGGTAAAGGAGGCAAACGGTTACTCCGGGCAAGGATAGAATAACCTCTCTCTACTACCGGGCTTAGTTTCTCTCTCATTACATTTCCTATTGCTGAACCTAGTAACTGCATTCTTTGGTTGTTTCTAACATTAACCTCGAAGGCTGTCATCTTGCCTATCTGTTGGAAGAGGATAAATAGGTCATTGTAAAAAGCCTTCTGGACTGTCTCCTGCTTGTATTTAATGTAGTCTAATCCTAAGGGAACATTAGCCCCTGTATTGATCGGCGTAATATGTTCATTAGGATAGCCTGTGGATTTAAGATTCTTACCCCCGGGATTGAAGTTATAAGGTTTCATAAACGCCTCATCAGGGATTTCCAATGGCGGGAGTATTGACATCTGAGCGCCTAAGATATTAGTCTTCTCCATCTGGTTAAGCATCATAATATCAGCAAAGACATTCATCTCAGGGGAAGCCCCATAAGCTGATAGCTTAGACTTAGAAAACCTTGAGCCGAAGAATGGGAACTCTTGATAACCCTTCTCTCTTACTATACTCTTAAATTCCCTGTCTATCCAGAGAGCAGCGTAGGGCATATTTACCGCGTCCTTCTTTGTAGCGTCGTAGACGTCTCTTGGGAATACGCAGAAGATATATCTAAACTTAGTGTTAAAGTCATTCTTGTTAAAACAGTCTTTAGCCTTCTGCCCTGCTTTATCGCCGAACTTGCCTATTGCCTGCTCACAGTTAAACTCATATTCCATATAGGCTTTGTTTATCCTGCCTGAGGCGTCTGCGGCAATACATATATTCTCAATAGGGACGGACTCAAACCTTATACCGTCTTTTAAGTCTTCCTCGGCATAAAGGACATCTGTGCCTACTGAGCCTAAGTTTAGATAGCTCTCTACATCCTCTTGGTAGAAGTTAGAGTTGTTGATTAAGTGATAAAGCTCATCCTCGGTATCTTTGAGATAGTTTCTAATCTCTCTGTTACCGGCTAAGAGCTTCTGGTTGCGTAAGGTGAGAGTGAACCATTTAGTCTGAGGTCCGGACATATAAGCCTGCATACCTGCTGCGAAGTAAGATAGACTTATGACAGCTGTTGAGTCATAGATGTCAGACGGTAGCCTGTCTCCTTCATTCTTTTGTTTAGTAATGTAAGCCTTCCGAGGCAAGGCATAATGAGTCAAGTCTTGCCAATAAGATTCAAGGGAAGCCCTGTCTGATTTCATGGATTCATATATCCTAGTATGCCTTTGTCCTAATGTCTCAGCCATTATCCGCCTCCTAATAAAGACCTTGTGCCGATATTAGCCTCTTCCATTACTCCTAATGGCTGAGTGAATATCGTTTGTGTTGCAGCGCGCCTTCTCTTCTTTACAGTTTCTGCGGCTTCCTTAGTAG